ATGCCAGACTGTGGAGACAGGGGCAAACCGCTGCAACCGAAGTAGTTGGGCACATTGTAACAGATGGGACCATCGACGAACGCATCTTGGCTGCCATCTCCCGGAAAGAAAGCGGCCAGAATGCATTGATCGAAGCAGTAAAGGCAGAACTTTAAAATCAAAGTCAATCAGAGTCAATCAAAGTCAATCCGAGGGAACCCTATTTTTTCGGAGGTGCTTTTGATGAGTGAAGTATGTAGCGTGGATCCGTATGAGGAACTTGGGAATGCGATTATTCTGCAGGCAGTGAAGGACTACCGGACGGCGATTCGAAGACTGGCAAATGGTCGGAAGAACAAAGATGCACAGGTCATGAAAGAGGATTGCCTTACCTTCTTCCATTCCGAGTGGTATGGGATGCTGACGGAGGTTAATCCGGATTATCTGATCCGGAAGCTAAATGAGGAGGTGCTGTATCGATGAGCGCAAAAGAATATTTGAATCAGGCTTACCGGTTGGAACAGAGGATTCGTTTGGCAAGGATGGACCTGGAAGAACTGCAGGAGCTTTCCAGAAGCGTAAGCTCTCCTGGCTTTGAGGAACATTTTAATCCTAATAACCCTACGGAGGCACCTTTTGAACAGTTGGTTTTCAAGATCATGAAAATGGAGAACGCATACAAAAAAGAGCTGCGGCTGCTGCTGGCATTAAAGGCAGAGGTGAGTGCAGCGATTGACGAATTGGATAACCAGGATGAACGGTTGGTACTGAAGTACCGTTACCTGCACAACTGGTCCTGGGGGAAGATCAGTGAAGAACTGCGGGCAGATGAACGTACCACAAGGCGATGGCACTGCCGTGCGCTAGCACACATCAAAGTTCCAGAGAAACCGATGAACATTGAAAAGTAATAAAAGTTGCCCGGGAATGTCCGCAAATGTCCGGTTTGTGTTTGTGATATGATATAGTCAGCGGAAGCAGGTGAAAGCCCAGGAGGAGAAATCCCTCGGGGCTTTTCCTGTGAGAAAATGTAAAAGATGTCCGGGAATGTCCGCAAATGTCCGGTTTATGTTTGTGATATGATATACTCGTCGGAAGCAGGTGAAGACGAGCATGAAAGCCCAGGAGGAGAAATCCTTCAGGGCTTTTTATTATGCATGTGGGAGGTTCGCATTATGCCCAGAAAACCGAAGAAACCGTGTGCCTTCCCAGGTTGTCCCAACCTGACCGAAGGGAGGTACTGTGAAAAGCATCAGCGTCAAGAGAATGCACGCTACGAGAAGTATGACAGGGATCCGGCAGTTCGTCGCAGGTACGGACGGGCTTGGAAACGTATCCGTGATCGTTACGTGAGGGAGCACCCATTTTGTGAGATTTGCTATGCCAAGGGAATTCTTTCTCTCACAGAGGAGGTTCATCATAAGCTACCGCTTGCTGAAGGAGGGACACACGACACGGACAATCTGGTAGCCCTCTGCAAGAGTTGTCATGCGAGGATCCATGCGCAGCGTGGTGACCGATGGCACGACAGAAAGCCACATGATGAAGGCAGTCGTTACGGTCAAAAAGAGAAAACATTGTAAACGGCTGCTTTGCGTGCTGATTGTGTGGGTAGGGGCGGTAAAAATCTCTAAAAATATCCTTTTTGAAAAAACGGCGGCGGGGCTTCACGCGCAAAAATCCGATTTCAAAGAGGGAATTGCCCCTGGGGCCTAAATCATAATGGAGGATGATCAAATATGGCGAAGGACGGAACCGTCCGGGGCGGCGCTCGCGTCGGTGCTGGACGTAAAGCCAAGCCGCTGGCGGATAGAATCATGGCCGGTGAGGCTGCGGTTGCAATAGAACTGCCGGAGCCGCCACAGTTCGAGGGGGTGGAAGTGCCTCCAATCAAACAGTACCTGAAGGCTAAGCAGAAATCTGGAAAAGATCTGTGCGCCGTGCAGGTTTATGAAGAGACATGGAAATGGCTGAAGGAACGCGGCTGTGACCGGCTGGTGAATACACAGCTGATTGAGCAGTATGCGATGAGTGTATCACGGTGGATCCAGTGTGAAGAGTGTATTTCGGAATACGGTTTCCTGGCGAAGCATCCTACCACCGGAAATGCGATCGCCTCTCCCTACGTTTCCATGTCACAACAGTATATGAAACAGGTGAACCAGATATGGTACCAGATCTTCCAGGTGGTGAAGGAAAACTGCTCCCAGCCGTTTTCTGGAAATACGCCACAGGATGATGTGATGGAGCGACTTTTGATGACGCGGAAAGGAAATAATTCATGAATACAAACAAAACAACGCATATGGAAATGGTCGCCATCGACAAGTTGGTGCCCTATGTAAACAATGCCAGAACGCATAGTCCGGAGCAGATTGCGAAACTGAGATCTTCCTTACGGGAGTTTGGCTTCATCAACCCGGTCATCATCGACAAAGACTTCGGGGTGATCGCGGGGCATGGCAGACTGATGGCTGCGAGGGAAGAAGGCATTACAGAGGTTCCCTGTGTGCGGGTTGATTACCTGACGGAGGCTCAGAAGAAGGCTTACATCATTGCGGACAACCGTTTCGCGCAGGACGCCGGATGGGATGAAGAGCTTCTGCGGATTGAAATCGAGTCTTTGCAGGCAGAAGCCTTTGATGTATCACTGACCGGTTTCGAAGAACAGGAGATCATAGACCTGTTTGCTGAGAAAAATGGGACCGGAGCGAAGGATGATGACTTTGATCTGTCTGCTGCATTGCAGAAGGCTGCCTTTGTTCAGCGTGGGGACCTGTGGCAGGTAGGCCGGCACCGGCTCATGTGCGGTGATGCTACGAATGCTGCGGATGTCACCTTCTTGATGGACGGGAAAAAGGCAAACCTGGTCTGTACGGATCCGCCATACGGGGTATCCTTCAAAAGCTCCGATGGCCTGACAATTGAAAATGATAGCATAAAGGGCGATGATTTTTACCAGTTCCTGTATAAAGCCTTCAAAAACATGGTCGACAACATGGAAAAGGGTGGCGCTGCCTATGTGTTTCACGCGGATACGGAAGGGCTGAACTTCCGGAAGGCCTTTATCGACGCCGGATTTCATCTGGCCGGCTGTTGTATCTGGGTGAAGAACTCGCTGGTCCTGGGGCGCAGCGATTATCAGTGGCAGCATGAACCGGTATTGTATGGTTTCCTGCAGAACGGTAAGCATCCGTGGTACTCGGACCGGAAACAGACAACGGTATGGAATTATGACAAGCCCAAAAGGAACAAAAACCATCCAACGTCGAAACCGCTGGATCTTCTGGCGTACCCCATTGGTAACAGCTCCCAGGAGAATGCGATCATTGTGGATACCTTCGGTGGCAGTGGAAGCACTATGATGGCCTGTGAGCAGATCAACCGGATTTGTTACATGATGGAACTTGATGAAAAATACGCCTCCGTAATTCTTCGCCGGTATGTGGAGGATACACAAGATGCAGATCATGTTTTCGTGATCCGTGACGGGGAAAAACTCATGTATGCCGACCTTGTGAAAGAAGTCGAGGACTTTCTGTAAATTATACAAATCCCTTCTGCGATTTTTGTAACATATATTCCGTCGAAAGAACTGGATATATTCCCACGGCAGAGTGATTATAACACCACAAAATCGAAGGAGGGATGTGACATGACATACCATTTCAATGTTACCGGACCGGAAAGGATAAGGCTGTCAGATGCAGTCAGCAGGATCCTTGGCATCGAGAAGAAATACATGAGGGCTCCAAGCTTTGCATTTCAGATTGGAGCACTTACCGTTTCAAAAGACGGGACCATTTCCAGTAATGGGGATCCACAGTTTGAGGCACTTGAGGGTATGCTGATTGATCAACTGGCTGATGAAGGTTTTACAGTACAGTCGCAGGAGAATGCAATGATGATGTTAACAGAAGAAAAGGAAATGGCCGGAGTCACGGAAGAAAAAATATCAATTGCAATGCCCCGGGCGATGATGGATGAACCGGCAATTGAAAACCTGAAGCGTCTGGTCGAAGCAAAAGGGAAGCTGATGAAACGGGCCTTCCGGACGGATGAATTGCCTGTTGAAATCGACGATGAGAAAATTTCCTTCCCGTGGTTTCCAGCGGGTAGCAGCGCAGATGAAATCAAAGCCTATACATTTTTCATCCAAAGAATCTGCGAGATGGCAATATTGCAGAAGCGGATCAACCGGAGTGAACGGGAGGTCGTGAATGAAAAGTACGAATTTCGTTGTTTTCTGCTGCGCCTGGGGATGATTGGGGCAGATTACAAGGCGCAAAGAAAGATCCTTCTGTGCAACCTTTCCGGCTCATCCGCCTTTAAAAGTGGAAGTAAGGCAGAGGCATAAAATACACAGTTTTCGGGACGGATCTTTGTGTACATTACAGCTTCGAAAGTACTGGATAATTATCCCCTTCAGAGTGATATATGTGTACAACAAAAAACACATACACACCGCGAAGGGAGAACGCCATGAGAGAAGAGACCAGAATCCAGATCGAGAACATGAAAAACCAGACCT